TACGGCTATTTTCAGAACAAAAAGGGCAACCCGCTGGTGGTGATCCCGACCGCCGGGGGCAAGAGCCTGGTCATGGCCGCGTTCATCGAGGGCGTGCTGAAGGCATGGCCCGACCAGCGCATCCTGATCGTTACCCATGTGCGCGAATTGATCGCCCAGAACCATGCCGAGATGACCGGCCTTTGGCCCGAGGCCCCGGCCGGCATCTATTCGGCGGGCTTGGGCAAGCGCGAGGCACAGGCACGCATTCTCTTCGCAGGCATTCAGTCGATCCATCGCCGCGCGCAGGAGGTCGGCCACACTGATCTGGTGTTGATCGATGAGGCACATCTCATTCCGGGCAATTCCAGCACGATGTACCGGCGCTTCCTCGACGGGCTGGCCCGGATCAATCCCGCGCTCAAGGTGATCGGCCTGACCGCCACGCCGTTCCGGCTCGATAGCGGTATGCTGCATGAGGGCAAGAACGCGCTCTTCACGGACATCGCCTTCGAGGCCCCGGTTCGAGATCTGATCGACGCTGGCTATCTCAGCCCGCTTGTGTCGAAACAGCCCGCCACGCGGCTCGATGTCTCGAAAGTCGGTACGCGCGCAGGCGATTTCATCCAGCGCGATCTGGCTGCTGCCGTCGATCAGGAGGCCATTACGCGGGCCGCGGTCACCGAGATCATCGCACATGGTCGCGAGCGGAAATCCTGGCTGGCCTTCTGTTCGGGCGTCGAGCACGCGCGCCATGTCGCCGAGGAATTTGCCCGCCAAGGCATCACCTGCCGCACTATCTTCGGCGACACGCCGAAGGAGGAGCGCGATGCCATCATCGCCGCTTTCAAGCGCGGCGAAATCCGCGCGCTGGCCTCGATGGGCGTGCTGACCACCGGCTTCAATGCCCCCGCTGTTGACCTGATCGCGCTCCTGCGCCCCACCAAGTCGGCAGGCCTCTATGTGCAAATGGTGGGTCGCGGCACGCGCCTCGCGCCGGGCAAGGAAAACTGCTTGGTCCTTGACTTCGCCGGCAATGTTCGCCGCCACGGGCCGATTGATCTGGTCCGACCCCGGCGGCCGGGCGAGGCCGGTGGGGGTGAGGCTCCGACCAAGGTCTGTCCGAAGTGCGAGAGCATCATCGCGCTATCGGCGGCGGAATGCCCGGATTGCGGCCATGTGTTCCCGGCCCGTGAGGTGAAAATCGCCCCCACGGCGGCCACGCTCCCGGTCCTGTCGCCGAAAGTACAGTGGCTGCCCGTGCACGGCGTCTCCTACAGCCGCCACGACAAGCTGGGCGGGCTGCCCTCACTGAAGGTGACCTACAGCTGCGGGCTGAAATCCTACAGCGAATGGGTCTGCATCGAGCATCAAGGCTATGCACGCCAGAAGGCCGCCGACTGGTGGCGCAAGCGCGCCCCGGGCTGCCCGGTGCCACTCACCGTCGATCAAGCCATCGCTGAGGCCGCGCGTCTTGCTCGCCCCAGCGCAATCTCGGTCCGTCCCTCGGGCCGCTATGTCGAAATCTCCGGCCACAGGTTTGACCCATGCGCGCACTCCACACCGGCCTCTGCGCCGTCTGCCACCGGCAACCTCGTGGGTTTGGTTGGTTCAACCCACACTATCGGCTCGCCGACCCGCGGCGCGACACCAGCCGCAAGCACCTCTGCAGCCGGACCTGCCAGGACATCTGCTATGGGAGGAAGGGCATGATCGATCCCACCCCGAATGAGGCCGAGGCGATGACCGTCGGCGGCCAGATGGGCGGCGAGTATCTCGAGAGTATCGGCAAATCCGATCTCGCCACCCTGACCGAGACCGAATGGAACCGCTTCATCGATGCGGTCGTCACCGGATATTGCGACCACCTGCGCGAGCTTGCGGCCAAGGACCGCAAACGCCTCGACGCCATGACCCCCGAGGTGCCCTTCTGATGCCTGACACATCCTTCATGGCGCGCTTCGGCGCGCGGCTCGTCACCAATGGCTACGCCATCCTGCCCATCGGCCCGGGCACGAAGAAGCCTGGCCGCTTCCAGCGCGGGGCTTGGGCGGACTACCCGGAATGGAACCGCCATGCTGAGCGTGGCACTACCGAGGTCGAGGTGGCCACATGGGCCAGCTGGCCGGATTGCGGCATCGGCATTGTCGGCGGCGCAGTTGCTGTGGTTGACATCGACATCAAGGACGACGCCGACTTGGCGCTGCAGATCGAGCGCCTTGCCCGGGAACGTCTCGGCGATACGCCGGCCCTGCGGATCGGCCGGGCCCCGAAGCGGATGCTGGTCTATCGCACGAACGAGCCGTTCCGTGGCATCAAGCGCCATCCGCTGGAGGTGCTCTGCCTCGGGCAGCAGTTCGTGGCCTATGCCATCCACCCCGACACCGGCGCGCCCTATGCTTGGCCCGAGGAGGGGCTGGCGGACATCGACATCACCGACTTGCCCGAAATCACGGCCGAAGCTGCGGTGGCGTTTCTCGACGAGGCCTATGCATTGCTGCCAGAAACCCTGCGGCAGCGGGGGTTGGCGGCAATGCCGCCACCGCCGGAAATCTCACGCAGTCACAGCCAAATCGGTACCTTGCCTGCGATTGAGGCGGCGCTTGAATGGCTCCCGAATGCGGAACTAGACTACGACAGCTGGATGCGTGTCGGCATGGCCCTTAAGGGGGCGCTCGGCGAGGCCGGGGCAGATATCTTCGCCAATTGGTCGGCGCAGGCAGCGAAGGATGTCCGCGCCACCACCATGAAGGCTTGGGCCAGTTTCAAGCCCGACCGGATCGGCGCTGGCACGATCTACCATCTTGCCATGGAGCGCGGCTGGCAGCCTGATCCCGACGTCCGCCTCGATGGCAGTCTGCCCGATGACGCAGATCATCCTGCGGCGGGTCTGCTTGCACGCTTGGATGTCTCAACAACTGCAGCGTCTCCGGCGCCAGCCGCACCGCCGTTCTCGCTGGCTATCCCTGACGGGCTGGTCGGCGATCTGACCGATTACATGCTGACCACAGCCCGGCGCCCTCAGCCGCTCTTGTCGCTGGGGGCCAGCCTCTGCGCCATCGGCGCGCTGATGGGGCGGAATTACCGGACGGAGAGCAACCTACGCTCGAACCTCTACGTCGTGGGCATTGCCGACAGCGGGTCGGGCAAGAACCACGCGCGCGAGATCATCAACGAGACCTTCTTCGAGGCGGGTTTGGCGCACCATCTCGGGGGCAACAAGATCGCCTCCGGCGCGGGGCTTCTGACCGCGCTGCATCGTCAGCCCGCGATCCTCTTCCAGATCGACGAGTTCGGCATGTTTCTGTCAGCCGCTGCTGACCGCAAGCGCAGCCCGCGCCATATCACCGAAATCCTCGACAACATGACCGAGCTTTACACCTCGGCCGGCGGGATCTTCCTCGGCGCGGAATACGCAAATCGTGACGGCACGAACGAGCGACGCGACATAAACCAGCCCTGCCTGTGCGTCTATGGCACCACGACGCCATTGCATTTCTGGGGTGCGCTGCAGGGGGCAAACGTGGTGGACGGCTCGCTAGCCCGTTTCCTGATCCTGCCCAGCGATGAGGACTACCCGGATGAAAACATCGCCGTTGGCATCCGGCAGGCACCGCCTGCGCTCATCCATGGGCTGCAGCTGATCGCAGCAGGTGGAGGCGGAAAAAAGGGCAACCTGACGGGCAAGACCGCTGATCAGAACACCGCCGTGAACCCGATGATCGTGCCCATGACCGAGGAGGCCCGGGCCCGGTTCCGCCAGCTCAGCATCGAGCTGACGGAGGAATTGCGGGCCGCCGCTGGCACGGCCTTCACGGCCATCCTCGCCCGGATCGGGGAAAACGCTCTCAAGCTCGCTCTGATCGTGGCGGTTGGGCGTGATCCGGCCCGGCCCGAGATCGAGATCACGGCGGCGGAGTGGGCCATCAGTTTCGTGCGGCACTATGCACACCGCACGATGGAGGCTGTTGAGCGGCATGTCGCGGACACCGAGACCGAGGCACACCTGAAGCGGCTGAAGGAGATCATCCGCGCGTCAGGGGCCAAGGGCATCACCAAATCCGAGATCACCCGGGCCTCGCAATGGCTGAAATCTCGTGATCGGGATGAGATCCTGCTGACCCTGATCGAGAGCGGCGACATCACCACAGGCATGCGCGGGTCGTCGACCAAGCAGGCCATGGTCTACAGGATGGCGAGGTGGGATGGGTGACCGGAGATCCTTCAAACCCGCTGAAGCGGTCCTTGAAGCATTAAAGGGGGTCAAGTCCCCGCAATGAAAGGGTAAAACGGGATCCTTCAAATCTTTCAATCTTTCAAGAGGACCTCTTATCCCTGTACGCGTACGCGCGCGGTTACATATTAGGAGAGAGGTACCTATTGAAATATTGAATAATTGAAGGATTATATATTATACATACAAGACAACCACTTAGGGGCGGAAATCTTTCAAGAGACCCCTTTGAAGGTTTTGAAGGATCTGCCGGGCGGCCCGCTCGCCCCGCGCCTGACATGACCAGACCACCCTTCGGGGCCTGGCGAGACCGCAGCCTTCACCGGCCGGCCCTCTCGCCTCGCTCGCCAAAGCGAAGAGGAGGTCTGCATGACCCAAACCGAAAACACCCAGCGCTGTTTGCTGGCGCTCGATCTTGGCACCACCACAGGCTGGGCGATCCGCGGCCATGACGGCCTGATCACCACTGGCACGGCCAGCTTCAAGCCCGGTCGCTACGATGGCGGGGGGATGCGCTATCTGCGCTTCACCAGCTGGCTGACAGAACTCGACCGGCTGTCCGGACCCATCTCCACCATCTGGTTCGAGGAGGTCAGGCGGCATGCGGGCACTGACGCCGCCCATGTCTACGGCGGGCTCATGGCCTCGCTGACCTCGTGGGGTGAATTGCGTGGCATTCCTTACGAAGGCGTGCCGGTCGGCACTATCAAACGTCACGCCACAGGCCACGGAAACGCACCCAAGCAGGCCATGATCGCGGCCGCCCGTGCCCTTGGTTACAGCCCGGCGGACGACAACGAGGCCGACGCGATTGCCATCCTGCACTGGGCGCTAGAGAGCCGGGGAGGTGCAGCATGAGGCTCTACCCCAAAGGCTACGGCGGCCAGCGCCGCGATCCCGAACGGGT